CCTGGCTATTTGCTTCTCGGCCTTGTCGTCTTCCGATTCCTCTGGTAACTGCTCCTGTGGTGCCTCTGGCTCTTGTACTTCGGATTGTGGCTTCTCGTCGCTGGCGATTGGAGGTAGCCCCAAAGTACCAGCCTCTAGTCTAGCGATCTCTAGGACAACATCACCGCCTTCGATAGGGGGCAAGTTGTAAAGAGTCTGCCTAACCTCGTTAATCGTATGCGTGGAAAGCAATTGCGTGGCCAGATCTGCCTGCTTTACCTTGTCTTCCTGGAGCGCCGCAACATCGTGTAGATCGAATTCAAAAAATCTATCTTCGCCCAGTTCCTTGGAGAAGTAGCGCGTATACTCACCGCTGATCATATTCATGCAAGGAATTAACGTGGCTTCCCAAAAATTCCTTAGTGCGGTTTTGTGCTCTTCACTGCCTAAACTACCGGCATCCTGGAGGCCTAGCTCATGCTTAGGGATCTTCCAGATATTAATCATGGTTTCGCGGTTTTTCTCTATAAGCTCCATAATGTGCTGGTCAGCGATGCTATGGCTCAATGGGGTGACTGACATACCCTTGGGAAGTAACATCGTCCTACGCTGGTTTCTGCGGCCCGTGTGGGCTGTTTCAAAAGCCCGGAGCAATCGCATTGCCACATCTTCGTTAACAGTGTCTTCCATCTCGATAGCCATGGCCGGTGTAGCCTGCTTTAAATAGAAGTTGTTCAAATAATCGGCAGTGTACCGGTCAAACAACAAAGCCTTTAGGCCAGGCACCATGGGAGAAAAGCCCCAAATGAGAGACTTGGGATTTGGTTTCTTAACGTGGATAATCTGCTTAGGATCAAACGCCAAGACGCCTTCACGCTTCCCAGGTACATCGCAGGTAGTCCCATTAGGTTCAAAGAAATATTGCTTGATAGTACAATCGCCCTCGATATTCAGGCCCACGCGCTCGAAAGGTAATATCATCAGCTCGCGCTTATTGCGGAAAAATGCGGTTATATCATTACCGCCGCTCATTAGATCAAATACGCTCTGATACATGAAGCTGTGATAGTCCTGGAATTGATTGGGCTTTGATATGAGCTTATTTAGATCGTGATCCATATCGGGCTCAATGACTTCTTCGCCGTCGACAACCTTACGCTGCATAACAACCATTTCCTGGCTGGAAATCTTTTGCGCGATTAAGTCAATAGCTATGAAAGCCCAAGCCTCTGTTAACGCTATGTTTTTCAGTACATCATTATTAACAGTATAATTTACATCGGTATTCCAGATACCAAAAGTATCGTTTTGTGCGTCACCGTCGCGGAAAATATTGAAGGATTTATCAATCTTATCGGCCATTTGGCCGTGTTTATATTCTATGTCTTCTCTTAACGAATCTAGGTCTATTATTTTCTTTTCTGACATTTAAGCCTTCCTTGGCTGAAATTTTGAAAATCTAAATTTAGTGTACGGAAATTTTAGAAATTTGGCTATAGCCTTAATCATCATACAAATCACTAAGCAACCTACCATAAACCTTTTCTAACGGGGATTGGAATTTCTCCAAAGGTAGATCCTCGACAAACTTTATATCCAGGGATCGGCTAGCATATTGCTCATAGGCCGCGTATGCCAATAGCAGCATAGATACAATATCATCGTGTTCGCCAGGCGGCGCGGAAAACTTCATGTTGCCCAAGTGGTTTACTACTACCTCGTACATATCAAGCTCGCGCAACATATCCGACCAATTGGGGATAGCTATTTGCTTCTGCTCAACGCCAAGAACTAATTGGTTAACCATCTCAGATTTACTCTGAGCGCTAAACTTTATGCCCCTACTAGGTAACGGCGTCTGCCGTAACATATCGGAGATTGCTTCACCTACCCCGGTCTGATCGTGATAGATTACCCGGACCTTTTTAAACTTATTTGCAAACTTCAAAAGCTCGCCTATAGCTGCGGTATAATCGAGGCCCTGGAATCTGTTATACCCAACCATTTTACCAGGCTGGTCTAAGGTGATTGCCCCCATAACGGTAAAGTCGGAAAGCTTGGCCCAGTCAACACCTATCACTACCTCGCTATCTTGAGCTTCCGGCGCTAACCAATATTGCTCGTTGATCGGATCCCCAAAGATAATATCTCTGATACCGGCAAAGATAGTTCCATCATCCAAAAACTCGGCCATGTAGTATTGCTGAAATAGTCTAGCAGGTAGTTGCCCCCTGGCTATCTCAATTTCTTTTGGATCAATAAATGGATTCTCATGAGTAGGATATAAATTAGAAATGTAATGCGGATTGTTAGGATCTGTACCTCGTAAATACATTTGGTAAAACCAGTTCTTCCCCCTGGGGGTTGATACCAAGTCGATCTTACCCTTAGTTTGAGTAGTAGTTGTTCGAGCAGATATAAAAGCCTGTTCGACAATCTTGCTAGCCTCGTCCATGATAACATGATGGAAAGCCTCGCCCTCTGTGGCATTCTCTGGATCCTTGTTAACGCCACGAAAAAATATTATGTTGCCATTCTTCTTCAGGGTGATTGTCTGCGCGGATTTATTAACGTCAATTAGATCTTCAGGCATCAACTTACGAAAGTATTTCATACCGATATTAGCAGTATCATAGAAGGGGGCTAACCAGGCATACTGGCGACCTGGGGGCTCGGTCCAGGCCTTGTATAGCATCTTAATTGTAAAGCCTAACGTCTTGCCGAATTTAGTTCCGCATACGTTAACCGAGAATTTATAGTCTCGTTTATCAAATACAATTTCGCGTTGCTTAGGATGTAGTTTCGGTAACGTCACTCGCATCTAGTTCTAATACCTCGCCTTCCTCTGGCTCTTTTCCATCCGTCAATTTTGTCTTTGTTACGCTGCCATCATCGGCTATTTCAATCTTCCAGTGGACATTGTTCTGCGTTATATCGGCCTCTACTCGATCGGTCCAACGTAACTTATTCTTAGTAGTCCATACATACGTTGTAGGATTAAACCCTGGTATTTTTCCCGTCATTCCAGCAAGGCCTAGCTTTTCAAAAAACAAAAGCATCTTGTCAATTCCTATTTTATGCGCCGTCGCAAAATCCGGGTGTTTTTCCTTCCATCTAAATATTGTAGCCCTGTGCGTGTTTATAGTGGCAGCGAATGACTCAAAGCTAAAACCCTTACCCATGTGCTCTATAAGCATATCGCAAAAACTAGGATCATACTTAGTTGGCCTACCTACCGGCTCTCCTGTTGGCGGCGTTGCCATTAAACCACCTTCTCACGCAGTAGCTTCGTATGATGCTTACAAGCGTGAATGCCAAACCAATTTGTAAGTTTTCCGATAAAGACACTTGCAAACCATACATCGGAAATATAACAACCTGCGCGATAAGCGAGATAGAATAACCAATAGCAACATTGACTATAGACTCGCATAGACTATGTTTCCTTGACTGCATTTTTGCCTGTGTAGTTTTGCCAGCGCTCTATTATGACGCTGCAATAGTGTGGGTCTATTTCCATTCCGTAACATTTGCGGTTTGTTTTCTCGCAGGCAATTAGGGTTGATCCTGAGCCTAGGAACAGATCAACAATTTTGGTTTTGTCTTTTCCCCAACGTTCAAAACAATCTAATATCATTGCAACTGGTTTCTGTGTCGGATGAACCCGCCGATCTCCATCTATTTTTTTCTGAAACCCAAACGGGCCAAACCACGGATATTTTATCAACTTAGTTCTAACTTGCTTGCTCCAAGCGATCTCAAAATCGGACCCAGACACCCTGTTCTCAGACGTTCTCTTATCCCAACAAACCCAACCATGTTTTGACCCGTCGGGGAGTAGGTGACCGTAGCAATTAGCGCCCCAAAGAAATATCTCTTTCGTCTTCTCAAAAAATTTTAGCACTAAAGAAGGATCAAACGGTTCCCCGTCCCAATCAACTTGTTTATACTTGTTTCTTTTTAACTTTCTGCCATCGTCTAAAAATTCTTGCTTCGTTATTTCATTTTGTTTCTTTTCAATACCAATCCCATAAGGCGGGTCAGTGAAAACCATGTCAGCCTTCTCGCCGTTCATAAGCTTTTCAACTGTCGCCTTGTCGGTAGAATCGCCACACATCAAACGGTGATTACCTAGCTGCCAAATATCGCCAAGCTTGACGTTGTGAATATTTTCCTCAACCTCTGGAACTTCGTCGGCGTCTGTTTGCCCTTCGATTGGTTCGTTTAAGCCTTCAAGCAACTTGTCGAGTTCGTCGCTATCGAAACCGATAGATTCTAAGTCAAAGTCGTTTTGTTCCAACTCTTTTAGTTCAAGCGAAAGCAAATCTTCGTCCCAACCTGCATCTAGCGCTAGGCGGTTATCTGCAAGCACATAGGCTTTGGCTTGCGTTGGCGACAAGTGAGACAAAAACACACATGGTACGTGTTCCATCTTTTCCGCTTTTGCTGCCTCAAGACGCCCATGCCCTGCGATAACGTTTAGCTTGTCGTCTACTAGGATAGGGTTGCAAAAGCCGAATTCGCGGATTGATGCTTGTATCTTTTTGATTTGTTCTTTGCTGTGCGTGCGTGCGTTGTTCACGTAGGGAATAAGCCTATCAACGCCTATCATGTCGAATTTCACCGCGTATACCTCACGGGCTCAAACTCCATGCCTTTTTTAAAAAATACTTTAGCAAGGGTAAAGGGCATTAGCAGGACTATGACAGCCCCGCAGATAATTGCCCCGACAACGGCGAGCGGATAGAAAATGATTAGCGCTAACCACATCAAAACGATCTGTGCTGTTTCGTACATTACGGGGCTCCTATGGGTACCGGCAAGGCACGGTAAGGCTCAAACTATTACCGCAGC